CTACACAAACTACTTTTAATTATGGATTTTACTTTTGGAATAATAACAAACGGTTCTTCGGATGATTTTGTAGAAATAGTTATAAATTCTATATTATGTCCATCTTGTTCAAGAATATCAAACCCTTGATTTGCGTATTTAACATTGAACGTTTTTTCAATAACGTAACCTCTAGCATTTTTTCTTTCTGATTCAACTTTTATTTTATAATATTCACTTCCAGGAAAATTCATAATTAAAGAAGGTGATTTTAAATAATAGTAACCGTCTTTAGTTTTAAAAGTTATATTAAAAATGTTTTTAGTAGAACCTGGTAATACCCGACCGCTAAACTTTAACGCTTTTTGAGTTCCATTCTCTTCTTCAATTAAAAATAGACTGTCATTACTAATTACTTCTACCGTTTGATTGTTATTTTGAATGTAAGAAGACTTAACATTAATAAAATTACCTGTATCAGTTGTTGTGTCTAATTCATTTATATCTAAACCACTTTCACTTTCGCTTTCATTTCCATCGCCATAAGTACAACAACTAGTATCACCATAAGGTGTCCACGATCCAGGTGGCTGAATACCATGCCAATTTGTGTAGCTAATATTAAAATCACTTACGGTATTGTTACCGCAATCCATATCTGCATTGGAATCATAGTTTGTTGCTGATGGATCTTTGCACCCGTGAACTGGCTGTGAATAAAGACACGTACCATTATCTATTTGAGCCGCTGGATAATAATTTAGAGCTGGAGTATTAGGAGTAACACTACCAAATTGTGGATTAGCATTTGTACCTTGGTTATTTAAATAATCATTACTTTTATTACCATCATCCATACAACCATAAATAATTGGGCCATTAGGCTGTTCGCAACATTCACCTATCATACAATTAGCCCAATCTATTTTAGCCTTTAATTGTCTTCTATAAGCAATTCCAGTTACACTAGCTAAAGTACTTGTCCAATTGTTTATTTTATTTTGAAAAAATTCACATCCGCCAAAAGAAGGGTGATTATATCCAGCTATTTGGTACGTAAGAAAGTTCTGAGGATTTGCACATAATGTAGCAACATTAGATACCGTAGAGCAATAAGATGTTAATCCAAAATCTATACAAGACATTATAAATTATATTTTAAAGTTATTAACATGGTGTTGATTGTATTACTTGTAAATTAGGGTTTAATATAGAAGAATTAAAAGCAGGATTTACTTCTACAATAACATGCTTATCCCAAGTGTAAGTAGTTGTAACGTTGTTTATTGTGTTTGTTATAGACCCAGCTAAATAATTACCAAGAGCATTAGTTGAAGAACCTTCAATTGTCATACCTATAGTAGGATTATATGCACCTTGTAAATTAGCGCAAGATAATGAAAATGGACTCACTAAACCTCCAAAAGTACTATTAGGAGCCGCGCTACCCAAAGTAGATTCCCACAAAGCATAATCAGGCGAAAGACACATGTTAGCACCCGTAAATTGTGTATATACTGGCTGTTGAGGCGGTGTTACTTCTGGTGGTTGATAATTTTTAACGTAATCCCATCCGCACGGACAAGATTTTATATCATATAAACACGCTGCGCTTTCGCTATCTACCCAAGGATCTATAACATCTTCTAAAATATTTACAAAAGAGTCGTTACTTATTAAAGTGCTTTCGCAATTATCACGACAATCTTGCAAACTATTATAAATGCCACTACCATTTCTTGGGTCTACACACCCAATATTACCTAGTTTATCAGTTTTACAATTCCAAGTTTGACAACACTGTGCGCCTTGCCTAACACCCACACCAGAGCTACTTGGTTGTATCAAGCTTTCTACCACCCAAACGGTATTATAACCCAAACTAGAAGTTCCACTACACGTGGTACCTGATGCTGGAGAAATATAACAATCACCAACTCTTGGGGTTCTGCCGTTAGGATTTGCAGCATCTGAAATTAACAACGAGGCCGAAGCGGTTATAATCCCTTGACACTCATTAGGTTGAGGATTACATATTCTTGTTGTATAATTATATGCTTGCGCTTGTGCCATTTTTGTTTATTTATTGAATATTTATATTTAAGATGTAATTATAGGTGGGGTAGTAATTACCCCTATTCCTTGTGTTGAAAATTCTTGCGTGTCTAAATTGCCTTGAGCCCCAAATATTGGAGCTAGAGATCCACCATCTACAGCTTGCCCGTTTTTCCACATTGTTTCTTCTCCTGTTATATAATTAAACCATTTACCTTCTTTATTTTTAAATTCAGCAACAGAACCAGTTTGTTGGTCTGTTATTACTGAATTAGCATACCAACCTAATTTAGATTGATTGTTGTAATATTGATTAGCCCATACAGAATCACCAGCATCAGATAAATTTTGGTTAATCTTAGCTTGGCTTCCTTCGTAGTTTAATGTAGTAAAGCTTTTTACAACGCTAGGCAACTCGTTAAATAAAACTGTTATAGACGATTCGTTATTAATAAATCCCTCAAAATCGTAAAAACTATTTCTATCTACAAGATCACTATGATGTATCCATAATCTACCATTTTTAGTAGTATAATACTCGTTGTTCAGGCTAAAAGCATTTTCTGGGTTAACACTTTTAAAGCTAACCCAACCACGAGACTTTTCACTAAAACTTACAGTTATACTTGCCATTATATTACTTTATATTTATTTTTATTATTAATAACCTCCACTATCACTAGATCCACTAGCATCTGTTATATCCTGAGAAAAATCTGATGGTGGTAACGTTTGTGGAAGTGTTGTTGTTGTTATCGTTGTTGATCTAGGTGGTAGTGTAGGTATTTCAATTAATCCACCAATTGGATTAACAATATCTGACGGTCTAGGCGGTAGCGTGTTTGGTGTGCGTGGAGTATAATCTTTTAACGTAACATTGTACAATGATTTTTTACTATCATAACTACCTATTATTTTATTTGCAGATCTTAAATTATCCGCAAACCAATCTGTCATACCAGCTTCGGATATAGGTGTTAATCCATCTCTTGATAATCTTAATACCGCGCCTCTTTGTTTGTCTGTAAAATACGCTCTAAAAGATTCTGAAGCAAATGATTCTGGATTTTTAGATATGCCGTATTCACCTACAAATGGTATCGCGTTACCTAAAACATTTTGCGTTGCTGTTATGTTTTTAGTATCATCAGCATTAAATAATGCGTCTTTGTTTGCTAATACTTTTAAAACTTTATCTTCACATAACGTTATTAAATCAGTATCTCTTTGGTGTAGTTTTTGTATGCTACCATGTTCTGGATTTAAATCTTTAGTAATGTTTTCTGCCATTATAAACTGATTTAATCTATTAACACCATTCATACTATTGTATATACCAGAAAATATTAACCCGCTTTTTCTATACTCTTCTTTGTATTGCTCTGCTAAAGTAGTAGATGCTTTAACGCCTTTATCTATGGTTACAGCATTATACAAATCTCTAATTCTATTAGACTCAACACCATTACCGAAAGTATAACAATTATAATATGGTAAAGTTTGATTTTCACCGTGCGCTAACGCGTTTAAGTATATTTGGTTTTGAGGTTGAAAAGTAGGGGGGTTGGTATTAAGTGATCCAAAAGCGCTGAAATTATATTGAGTATCAAAAGCAACGGTAGCTGTTACTGTAGTACCATCTGGATTTGTAAATGATAATATATCACCTTCATTTAGCACTTGACCATTGTTAAGTTCTAATAAAGTTGATTTTTGTGTTGATCCATTTGGAACTTTCCCTGCGCAACCAGTTATAGAAGTTACAACAGTTGGAATAGTCATAGTAATTTGATCAGCTAAAGGAACACCAGTAAAAGTTAAAACAGTACCGGGTTGTAAAGCTGATGTTGGCTGTTGGCTAAGTTCGATCATTTGATATTGCTGCGCTGCAATTAAAGTTATTGACGCAACTGTAGTGCCAGGTAGAATAAGACCAGCGCTATCAGTAACACCTAAACCAACTGTTATTAAGGGGTTGTTTGGATTGTTTAAAGCGATAAATTCAATATTAGGAAAAGATGAAGCATATACAGTATCTGTTGTGGTTGTAGTGGTAGCACTTGTTGTGTGGATAGACGGAAGAATAGTTGTAAGTGTTCCTGCTGTATAGGATGTTGCACCTCCGCCAGTTTGCGCAATCCCATCAGTTACCGCGTTAGCATCTTCCCAACCTGACAACGTGTAAGTTCCATTGGCATTTGATTGGTGCATAGATACTGTAGCCCCTGGTTGTATATACAACTCTTCAGTACCATCACACATACTTACAGGGTATGCTTGCCCTATTTCATAGTAAACATCTAATCCAACGTCTTCTTTTGGCTCAGTTTCCCAAATAGCTGGATGACTTGGCATATCTTGTTTTTGGTCATAATAAGGTTCAACAAATTCTATACCAGCTCTAGTTATTGTACCTCCCATATTGTTAATACAGTCATTAGCACCAGGACCTTCTGGGCTAGCGTTACTATTTGGTGGATTGGTTGCTACATAACCACCTCCATAAGCAACTCCGTTAGAATAATTTCCCGCAAAAAGACTCATGGGTGTTCCATTTGGATTATTTACAGAATCTTTTGAGCCAGGTTCTATTAATTTTAACGACCATCTTACTCGGAAATCAGTCCATTGAGGTTGGTATCTTTCCGTGCCCACCTTATGAATAGTTCCATAAGCAGCACTTACACCACCGTATTTCCATTCTTTTTCATTAAGCCTATTTAGATGGTAAGTTTTTGAAACGCTACCAATCTCATACTCAATATTATCTGGATCATCTATAAATCTAAATATTTTTCCAGGTTGTGATATTCTTTGTATAAATTCAGCTTCACCTTTGTGTAAACCACCAATGTCTTTCCATGTATCTCCACTAGTACTTTTGTGCGGCCAATTTCTTGTACCAATCCAAGATATATCTATTTGATCGTTACCTTCTACAGCTCCTACACCAGTATCTGATGTAAGCGCTACAAGCGCAGTTCCGCTATTTGATCCTGTTCCAACGGTATCACCCAAAACTCTATATGTGGGCTCTTGATCTATAAACCACCAACCACCTTCATCGCCACCACTACTACCAGCACTACTATTAGCCCATGGATTACCTGATTGTATTGCGTTTCCACCAGTGTAATGCGCTAAGTTTAACTCTTGCGTATAGAAATTACGTATATCACCCCCTCTAGTTAGTTGGAGCGCTGCTAAATCACTGTAACGAGGATAAACGTTACCAGTAGTAGGATTAGTAAAAACTCCAGTTCCACCTCCACTAACCGAACCTATTTCATAAGCAAGAAAATCTTCACCATAAGTTGGGTCGTCTGCAACGGATGTGTAATGATCTCCAAAACTACTTAAATCCAGACCAAGAATAACATTTGAAGAAGAATTATAAGTAGAACCATAACCCATATAATAAAGCAACTTTTGCCCTTGAACGATTCTAGCTGTTGAGTCTGCTTTTGATTTAATGTGTGTTTCGAATACTCTTTGATCTCTGTCATCGTGTATTTTAACAAAGAATCTACCATCAAATTCAGGTTTATTTTCAACTATTTTTTTCCTAATCTCTACAAATAAATCCGCTATAGCTGCACCACTAGCAGATCCAGACGACGCAAACATCGTGTCATCACCAAATGTTTCTGTTACAGTTATTTTATAATTTTCTGTAGACGTATTCTTGTAAGTTATGTTTATAATATCGTACCAATCTGAATGATGTGCGTTATTACCAGTCTTTACGCGCATTTGTAACGAAGTGTCTTTATCACCTAATATACTTGAGTAAAGCGATTGTTGGTTATTTTCAAACTGTAAACTAGCTAGTTCACTTTCTTCCCATGCAACTTTTGAGATTGCAATATTTTTGCGTGCTACAATTGGAAATGTTGTAAGATGACCAGCATTACCAGCGGTTGTGTTAGCGTCAAATGTAGCTAATATTTCCTCTGTTGTTTTTATAAAATCTGGAGCTTCATTTTTAATAGCCAAAATCTTATATCTAGAGTATTCTTCTACAGCTTCAGCTTCTTGCCCAACACCTTTCTTTAATATCAACGTTGTTTCTTCATCAACTTTATTTCTATCTTCTGAAGGAAATGATAACCAAACACCTTCATCTTCAGCATCGTACCAGCGGTCCATAGCTAGATTATAATATTCGTTTGAAACTTCTTTTACAAAGTATTTAAAAGAATTTGCCCAAAATGGTGGTGGACTTATTGTTTTTATCGCTAAAGAATTTGCTTTAGCTGCACGAGAATGTTCTACTTTAATAACACCACTAGGATGTGTTATTACAGGTGTTTCTCTACCATAAACATCTTTATAAACAATACCTAATTGATAAGTTCTAACTGATTTTAATGATTTTTCAGGAAAATTTTTAGCTTCTACAGGATCACTATCTAAGTATAATTCAAACTCTGGTTTTACTTCTTTATCAGTATTAGAAATTAAATTGTAATTTTGCAAATAATTACCGTAAACCAATCTATTACCAGTTATTTCTTGCCCTAAAGCTTTTCTAGGAACATTATCCCAAGGTCTTAATATTTGATTTGAAGCAACTACGGCATGTATTAAATCATCTTTTATTTCAAATTTACCTCTGTATTCACCAGTTCCAAACGTATTCCATTCTGGATCTTCATCATCAAATGTTCTTATTGTATATATATTAGGAGAGTTAGACTCTTTATACAAAATATCTATTTCAATAACATCTAATGGTATGTTTGGTGGGATAAAATCTTTTACAACTAATTTTTTCAAATTATTTGTCATACCTAAATTATAACCTTTTTTAGGGTGATAATCAAATTCACTAGGTAAAAATGCTATTTCAGAAAATGGAGAGAATGCAGAATACTCACCATCTTCATATTTATATCTATAACCAAATTTAGGAAATTTTAACTCATATAAAGAATCTTCTTTAGGCTTAAGTTCTATATACCACGTTTTAGTTGTATTATTATCTATTTCTGCTAAAAATAAATCGCTAACAAATATTATTTTAACTTCTAAATTACCATTAGTAGGAGATGAAACAAGTACAGGATTAGTAGATGTTGAATCTGAAGACGTTACAACTAATTTTATTTTTACCGGTCCGCCAAGTGAATCTGAGCATTCTAATACGTCTCCAGCGCGAAAATCAGCTGGTGAATCTAACTGTATCATAGTATCATTACCCGCTGGATCACTATTAACTTGTTGTGAAGTGGTACCAACTTCATATACACTTGTAACGCCAGCAATAGTACCATAGAACATAAATTGCGATATTTGTCCCGAAGTAGGATTAACAGTGCCATTTGCGTCGAGTCTTTGAATATCACTACTCATTTCTAAGTTAGGGGGAGTTAATGGGGATTTTTTTATAACAGTAATATGTTTTTCTTGAAGGTATTCTGGTATACCAAAAGGAGGATTGAGCAACGTACCACCTGAAGAAAGATTAGTAATAATATCTTCATCCAAGACTAATTCAGTATGTGTTGTTCCTGGTATTAAAATATTACTGTACGTGTAAGAGTTAGCGCTATTATGATTAAAATTACAAGCTTGACAAATTCCTATTGCGGATATAGAACCTTGTTTTCCCCTTGTAATATTTACTTTTTTTGGTTCAGAAAAATTATCCGTCCAAAACAACATATCATCAACAATATTTACACCTGTTATAAGTCTATCTTTGTGAAAATTAAGAACTCTACCTCCTGGCCCACAACAATCATCTATGGATCCAGATGTAAAATTTACATTTTTTAAAGGAAGTTGTGGTAATGCTGTTGTTCCTGTAGATCGAATATGTCTTGACAAAACTACCGTGGTAGATGTAGGTATTGATGTTATTATAGGATAAGGAGTTTGTTGAGCTGTTAAACCACCAGAATAACGCACCTCCATACCTACTCTTAAACCGTCCGTGCTAGTCACCGTATATATTAAATTACCGTTAGCAGATACAGATCTATTAGTAATTTCTGTGCGCACGTTATAAATATCAACTATCACAGGGAGTGTTTCGTTATTAACACTATTGTATTCAACTATAAGATCAGAAGATACCACATGAACAGCAGTTAATGATGGCACTGATGATGATGATGGTGGTTTACCTGCTATAAAATAATACGCTTTGTTAGTTTTATCATCTACAACGCTTCCAACACAAGTACTTTCACCGTCTGGGGTAAGATCAGAAGTTAAAAGATTACCTAAACAACTTTGCACAGTTCCCATATTAGAACCTTCTGAAGTTAAAACCTCAACATTCAACGCATCTCTATACTCGCCATTAGGCACTAATCTTTCGTCTAGGTCTTTATTCATACGACCAGACGTAAATGTGTGTTTTAATTCTGGCATTTAATTAGTGTTTTATTTGTTTAGATTTACCTCTTAATACTTGGGTAATTTCCTCTAATTTAATATTTGATAATCTTAATTTTGCTTTTCTAGTTTCAGCAAATCTTTCTTTTTTAAACCTATTCACAATATATTCTGGAGTATTTATTCTTGTAGATAAAATAGCATAAGCAATCCACTTATACATTGCTTCTTCCGCAAATTTATGTACGACCATTTCTTCGTCGGTACCTAAACCGTCGCTTATATATTTTAACGTAACGGTTTTTCCAGACATATTAGAGCTAAAATGTATTTTTCCAGTATTACAATCCATATAAAATGAACCATTAACTTGAGCGTGTTGCGGATCTAGACCATATCTTTGACCATCTAATGGCCAAAAAGTATCATCTTCATAATCATCATTATTGTTTTCAGATGGAGTTGCAGATTTATAATTTGACCACGTGTTAGATTCGGTTTGTGTTGTTAAAGTTGTATCTACTAGCGATACATTATCTATTGTGCCTTTGAAGTTAGCGGTAGATGAACCGTTCTGGAAAAATAAATTTTTACCATCTACTGCTGAATTATACGCCCAAGAGTTGCTACTAGTTGAAGTTGAAAGTGTACCTGTTGTAATATACTTAGTGTACGTGCCAGGCGCAGTGTCATACCCACCGCTTCCATAATACGCATCTTCTCCAGACGATGTTGTTGAAAGTAAATACGCGGCAACACTACCAGTCATTGTACCACCAGGGGGATCACCTATTGTATAAGTTAATTTATAAGTTTTACCAGATTGTATATCAATTGTTTGATGTATTTTTTTGTATTGCCCCGCGTCAGCAAGAATATTATTAGTTCCAAATGTATAAGCTAAATTACCAGCATTACCAATACTTTGCTGTGTGGTACTGTTAGAGTTGGTTTGAGAGCTCCAACTACCTATACCAGTGTCAAAAGTACCATTTGTCACTAAGTCTTCTTGAACATTCCCTGATTCGTCTTGTACTATTGCTGTTGGATTAGATGTTTTAGAAGTAGGGTAAATAATATGTTCAACACCAGCAGAATCGCTCCACGTTAATTTAACATAGTTAACATAGTCTTGCGGTAAAATCATTGTTAACGAAGCTGGAATTTCTATTTCTTGTGCTTTACAAGATTTAAAAGTATCAAAACTTAATTCTTGTATTGCTCTTTGCGCGTGAAAAGCAATATCACTTCTTTTTGCTTTACTTATTAATTTATCTTCACCAACATAAGCTATCATAAATTGATTTACAATATTATCTAGTGATGTAAATTGATATTTTCCCCAGCCACCACTATCATTATAATAATCTGAAGGTAGTATAGTTTGATCTAATAATCCCATTTATTACTGTTTTTCTTGTTGAATATCTTTTATTTCTTCTTGCGCTGCTACTTGGTATAAACCTACATCTTTCATAACTAAACCAGATAATTGTAGTATTTTTAAAACTAAATTAGTTTCTTCAGATGGGTGTAATTCAAAATGAGTTGATGCGCCACCGTTATACTGAGCTGCGCCGTTAACTACTACATACCCCCATTCAACTCTTTCAGGTCTTCTTATGTAATTACAAAAAACATTATTAGTTCTCTGCTGAGTTCGTCCAGTACTTGTTAAATGACCAAATACTCTTATTAGACCATTTCCATCAGGTACATAAATAGGTCTTGAGTTTTTTGGCTGCATTAACGGTGAGTTTTGCATATACGCCCAATCTTTTTCGTTTACTCTCTCAACCTCTTGTGGGGGTGTTCTACCTGGGAAATCCAGAAAAACACTACCTAGTCTATATATATCTGTTGGTAAATCTGTACCGTTATTTACAGTAACGTTTTTAACTTCAAATATATCTAACTTTTCATTTATTAAATCTAGCATGTCAGAAGTTTCGGTTTCGTTACCGTGTACTCTACTAAATTGATTTACGTCGTAAAAATACTGCTCAAATATATCTAATTGCGCTTGATTTGCGAATAGATTAAATTCTTGAGGAGTTATGTATCCCCTTTGCTCTTTATTAGCAATAGCTAAAACTCTTTGATATACAGTATCTATATTTACCATAATTATTTTTTATTTTTATAAGGGACAGCTTTATTTAAAGCTTCTTTTCTTTTATTACATCCACAATCTTTTATTAAACCATTTGAGTGTAAAAATCCTGTAAAAGATTTTATACCTGTTATTTTTGTGAATTTTTCTATTGTATCGCCTAATCCTTTTGATTTCATTTAATTTGTTTTTGTGTAGTTATGCAATCGCCCCGTAGGGCGATCGCTACTACAGGTTGATTACGAATTTAATCGTTTTTCTATATTGGAGTAAATCTCCATTCCTTCATCAGTTTTAAACCAAGCGGCTAAAGCTGAATATGGATGTTCGTCAAACGGGACGCTCATTAGTTTTCTATCATTAGAACCCCATGAAAAAGTTCTTTGATCTTGAGATAGTTTCAATATCCCCATTTCAGTAGCTTTAATACCAAAGTTTCTAAGCTGAACATTATCATCGTTTACTAACTCTAAGAACAACATAGGATTTGTCTTAGCATATAGTAATAAATCTCTTTTAAGCTCTTTAGAACTCATCTTAGATACCTTAGAACCCAATTCTACACGCATAACTGCTTCAGCCATATCGATATCTAGATTTTGAGCCGCGTTTAGCGCTTCAATTTCTATTTCTATATTCTCAACTTCATTAGCGGCCTCTCGCTCTGGTAAACGTTCTAAAAATAACGAACCATTATGTGGGTGATATAATGATAAAAGTTTTTGTAAAACTGTTTTATTTTTAGGTACAAATAATGCTCCATTTTCAAATACTATATGTTCTAATCTTTGATCACCTTGCATTTCATCTACAAAAGGTGTTCTTTGGTTAGACGTATATTTCAACTCTCTTTCATAACCTTTTTCTTCGTCGAAATAATAAATGTTTGATGATCTTATAGTATAAGTTAAAGGAGACATATTATTTTTTAAATAATACATTCTATCTTTAATCTCCCAAGTATTTTTCTTAAGTGTTGGTAAAGGTTTTTCTTTAACAACTATTTCTTGTTGTTCTACAACCGGTGGAGTTTCAATTACCACCTCTTCTTTTTTTGTTTTTTGCTTTTTTGCCATAATATAATATATAATAAAATTAATAAAAAGAAAGGGTCGAGGCCGAAGCCTCGATCCTTAATATAATAAATGCTTATTTCAATAACATAAAGTTATTAGCACCTTGTACAACTAAACATCTTTCAGATAGATAGTGAATTTGCATAGCATCTAAGTCAGATGTTACAGCTCCAACAGAACCAGTAACCCAAGTCTTCATTTTTCTAGACTCAGTTTGAGAAGCTCTATAACGAACATGTAAGAAAGGACGTTTCATGTTTTTACCTAAAACCTCATCATAAACTGAAGATACACCAGCAGGAATAACAACACCTCTAACATTGTTAACAGTGTCATTTAAACCTCCTCTAGTACCTTTGTCATTTAGATATTTCCAATCGGTTTTGTAGAAATCATAAGAACCTCTTCGGAAACCAGAGAAACCTAAGTTAAGCGCCATGTCTTCAGAGTTGTTAAATACTCCGTAAGAAGTGCCACCAGCTCCATAAGAATTCATTGAAGCTAACATATCATCAATTGCTAAAGCAGTAGATCTATCTACAAATAGCATGTTTTCTTCAATTGATCCATTAGCGTCAAACTTAGCTAACATAGCGTCAAATTCTGCTAAATCAGTAGCAGCGTTAACACCAGTAACACCAGTAGCAACATGACCTCTAGTTGAAATAGCTGAGAATAAACCTTCAGTACCAGGTCCAGCATCACCAGAACCATCACCAAGACCACCTGTAGCATCATCAATAGTAGATCCAGTTAATGCTCTTTCAGCTTCAACCATAGACATTTCTAAGTAATCAGAGAAACGAGTTCTAGTTTCAGCTTCAGCTTTAACATACCAGTAGTAACCATTTTGTCCTTCTTCACCACTTACTTCAACCCAACCAATTTGAGCAGCATCAGATCCTGATACTTCATACATATCTTTTAAGATAATTGGTTTGTTTGAGTGTGATTTGAAAGACGGTTTGTTAGCTGTAGCTCTACCACTAGTACCTTTCGCGCGCTCAGAACCATAAACCATAATTCTAAATGCCTCAGCAGTAGTATCGTCAGATAAACCAGCAGCGTCGCAGTCAGCAGCGCCATAAGGTAAAACTGTAATACTGTTAGTAGTAGTACTAACAACACTAACATAACCTTTTATAGTAGCGTTAGATTGCGTGATAATAACCGTATCACCTAATCTAATACCATGGTTTCCAGCAGCTGGTGCATTTCCATCCATGTCTTTAATAACAGTAAAGATGTTGTCAGATGTATCACCTTCACCACCACCTACTGTATTTTCACATGAAGCGGTGTATGTAAGATGTAATCTTCCTTGTTCAGACCACACTACTCTATCAGCAGACATAGCCTCTTCCGCACTAACTTGAGCTAAAAAACCAGAGATACTTCTGTTTCCATAGATCTCTGCTTCTTTTTCCATCAAGTCAGGCAGGTATTGCTGTCTCCAGTCATTTGTGGAGCCAGTAAAATCAATATAATTGGATACAAGAGCTGCTCTAACCGGAGAGGCTGCAGCGCCTGAAGTTCCACTTGTAATTGCCATAATTTTTAATTTTAAATGTTATTTACTTTTGTTTTTTAATTCGCAACTTAAAATCGTTAGCATCATCGCCTAATACTTTGAACTTTAAACCACCCGTTTCAATTTTTCCATGACTTTGCCTTGGATCCATGTTCACGTTTTTAGCCTTAGCGACGCTATCTTTCATAGCGTCAGCTTTTCCTTGTTCATAAAAGTGATTAGCAATAGCGTCAGCATTCATAGCTGTATAAAGAGATTTGTGATAACCCTTAGCATCTTCCATTTGATTATTTTTATTCAAAAACTTTTTGACAAAATTATTAATGTCACTTTGAGTTTGTTTAATCTCATCAGTATTTTTAACGTTAAATCTAAATTTCTTATCTCCAATATTATATTCAAAACCTTTGAACTTATTGTTAAAAACATTGTCTGTCTTTTTTAAAAATGTAGATTTAGCTTCATCCGCTACTTTTTGATTTTCTTCAGATTCTTTGTTGTATCTATTAAAGAAATCCAAAGCTTTTTGTTGTTCAGGCGTAAGCTTTGAACCAGCTTTGATATCTTCATAGTATTTGGACTTTTGCCCGTCCAAGTGGGCTTTAGCGCTGGCAACTTGCTCTTTTAACGCTAATTTTTTTCTACGTATATCTCTTTCATCATCCATATCTTCATCATAAGAGAACGTGTCTTCCATAAGGAAGTTAATTTCTTCAGTTGTTAAATGAGGTTTTGTTTGTTTGTAATATTCATATAAAACGTCGTTATCATCTAACTCACTATAATCTTGATTAAGTTTTACATAATCTTGTAAATCACCACCAGTTTCTTCCATAAAATCCATGAGTTTTTGGATGTTTTCTGGAATTGGTTTTCCTGTTGCTTCAGCTTCAGCTATAGCTTCTTGAGCTTCTTCTGTTAATTCTTCAATCTCTTCATCTGTAATTTCTTCTAAAACAGGTGTTTCATTATTTTCTTTTGTAGATTGCTCAACAACCTCTTCTTTATTAGCCGTTTCTTCAACAATCTCTTCTTGAACTTCCTCGGTTTCTGTGTTATTAACTGGTTGTTCATCTTTTTTTGTTTTAGGTGGTTTACTTAAATCTATTTTCATGACACTGTCATCGCCAGCGCTTTCAAATTTACTTTCATCAACTTGAGGCGTTTCCTCAGTTTGATCTTTTGTAGTTTCTTTAACTACATTTTCTACGTTTTCTTCCATAATATAATATAATAATAATTAATAAAAATTTATCTAGGATCAAAAGCACCTAAATCAAAATCTCCGCTAAGTATATCATTACCTGCAGACTCAAAGTTTTTAGGTGGTCTACCAGTATTTCTTTGATCAATTAATTCACTTTGTTGAGTTGCTTGAATCCTAGTTCTTTCGTCTTTACGATCTTCTTTTTCTTTTTCTTTTGTTTTTTGACCTTCTGCTTCTATGCCCTTTAACTGCATGTTATACATAAACTCTAGTTCCATGAGTTCTTTTTTATGCTCTACTTCTTGTTGCATTTTTTGAGATTCCATTTGAGCTTTCATTTCTTCTAACTGAGCATCTGCTTGAACTTTAGCTTGGTTTTTCTGAACTTCTAATTCAGCGGAAGCTTGTTGCGTTTGCATATTAGCTTGTGCTTGAGCTTGAATATTTTGTTGTTGTAAAATCTGATCTTTCTCCTGTTTCTTTATTCTTCTTAATTTTAAAACTTGGTTTGCTAATTTAATATTTTTTATTTCTCTAACATCTATAGCGTCTTCTAACTCTATACTTTGCTGCGCTAACGCTTGTTGAATGTTATTTTCTAATAACATTCTTTCTTCTTCATCTGGCATTAAGTCTATAAATATACCAAAATCATATAAATGCAAATTCGACATTTCTTCTAGCGTGGCAACATTGTGAGATCCTATAGACTGTATAAATGCGTCTCTTGTGGGTGAATATTCTATAATATCAGATATTCTAAGTGATAAACATTCGGCAGTTTCGGCTGTTAAAAATAATCCAGCTTGCAATATATGTCTTGTAGCGGTATTTGAATTTGCCGCTGCTAGTTTTTGTACACCTACTAAAGCATTTTTGTCTGGCATACTACCATCTCTAGCTTCGTTTAATCCAGTTACATCTCTTATCATTTGTAAGTAATAATTATAATTACCTATAAGAGCTTGTATTTTATTACCACCTGATCCAGAAGTAATTTCTTGAATTGGTACTTTACCTGGATTCATATCACCATCTTGAGTAAAAGATCTCCCAATTACAGAACCGGTTTGGAAGAACATGTTTAAAGCTTCTTGTGGATTGTAGTTAGTACCATTACCTAAATCTATTTCGGCAAGACCATCGGCATCTAAGTAAACACCATCTGGAACCATGCGGGACATAACTTGTTGAAGCTTTAAATGGGTTAATTGAATCATATCCGCAAATCCAGTAATACGTTTAACTAAAGAATCTATTTTACCATTATACATTCTAGGAGCAACAATGGCATAGTTCATTTTTACTTTTGTAAAATCACTTTTAGGGCGCATCATATTTTTTGCCATTTCCCACTTCAATAATTTGTCAGTGCCTAAAATCATCGCACCATCATAAAGGCATTCTATAGACCTTAACATTCTGCTGTAACCACCTTCTTTATCTTTTGGAGGATTAAAAGTATCGTCTTTAGGTATGATTTTATCAGCGCCAGTACCAGTTTCTTTTACTTTATACACTTCATTCATGTAAGTTTTATAGTTAAAATATAAAACTTGAATAGTATTATTGTCTTCTTTATCTACAGAATATCTAGTATTATAGTTATTTCTATTTGTAGATTTATTTTTCATTACGTCTTCAAGGTCACTTTCTGTTAAGTGAGGAAATTGTTTAGCTAATTCATTTACAGGTATAGATTTAACTTCACCAACATAATATATATCATCAAAGTATGGAGATTCAGAATAAGAATATATTAAATTTGCGGGATTTACATAATCTATAGTAACTCCTTCGGAAGTGTTAAAAGATGTTTTTACAGCACCTATACCCAAAACGGTTAAATCATAAAAGAATCTTTTTTTAATCAACTCATAATCATTGCCTTCCATTAATACATTAATAGCCTGTTCTTCGGCTATCTCTACAGCTTGCTTGTAATCAAGTTGCATGTGTAATTCTAGCTCTTCTTGAGAATCTGGTAATGTTTCTTTAGCGTTTTCATATAGGTTTATACCAAACGCTTCTTGGGCAAAGTCATTTAACTCTTGCGACCTCATATCTGCCAATATAGATTCCATATATTGCGTTCTTTTACTAACACCATAAGGATCTTGAGAATAAGCTTTTATGTCATACGTTCTTTCAGCTATACCATTTACTACTATATCTACGAATTTAGATATAATTGGAACTGGTTTCCAATCTAAATTAAGATAGGACAAATCACCGTTTATAGATAACTCATCCTTATATTTTTGTATTGATTGTTCTCCACGGGCGTACAATCTTAAACTGTGAAAATTATTTTGATTACTTTTGTATCTATTAATATTTCTATCGTTATTAAACCATTCGGTTTCTATAGCTTTTGCTACTTTCAAACCATAATCGTAACTCAACTTTTCAGCATCGCTAACCGCTTGACTAGGAAAATAACTTTTAATGCCAGACTCTGCCATATTTATTGTTTAATTATTTTACTCATATTACCTTTATTTTCGTATTTAGCAATATTTATGTTTAATTTTGGTTTTTCAATTTTTGCGTTTGGCGCGTACAGGTGCCTATTGTTAGCCATAACCGCTAAACCTGAACTTATTGTTGCGTCAAACTTTGTACGTTTAGTTATGTCAAATCTAGTCCACTCATTTAAAGTTTTGTTAAAATACATGTCTCCAAACGTTCCATCTTGCTTCATACCTACGTGATCTTGAATATACATCTCAATTGCAGCCGCATGAGCTTGTTTTATATCTTCGCTGGAGTTTGGAATACCTCCAACTTCTTTTTCTGCTACAGATAACTTATTCCATACTTTATCTGGTCGATTCATACTAAATCCTCTGTAACCTCTACGTCTTAAATAATACAATAATCGAGGTTTGTTATTTTCTGCAAGTATTGGCATACCATAAAATACTAACGCCATTAAAACATCTTCAAAGAATATTTCAGCCGTAGGTGGTCTTGATAAGTACTCTAAAAAAAAACTATTAGCTGGAGCATCTTCCATGCTAAATCTAGTCAATCCGTGCAACGCTCCTTTAGAGCCTTGACCATCTACGGTTCCTGATATATCATAAGAGTCACAACCGAACGCTCCCATGTGTTCATTACCAGGATGTTTTATACCATTTTTAATAACCACTCTATTTTGTAATTGTTGAGGTGGAACCCAACTAACTTTAAATCTTCCTTGTTGATCTGGATAAAATATAACTTGACTATCCTTTACTCCATTTACCCATTGAAAATTACCAGTTGTAACACCTAAACTTCTAGACATTTCCTCGTTATAATCTATTTGCTCATATATCTTAACAAGGTTAAATATACTGTTTTTCGTCTCATCTCTAAACGCGTGCTCCGTAGTTTTGGGAAATTGTCTATAAAACTCATTTAACGCGTCGTGATCTCCTTTCAAACCATCAGCTTCATTTTGCCAATGTTCAATTATACCTATATCTATTAATTCACCATCCGGCCCGAACACATCGACGTCAGGTGTATCAAATACTGGAATTCCGTACTCATCAATAAATCCTTCGTAGTTCCATTCCATTGGGATAAACAAAGAATAGAGACCAGACTTTGTCTGACCATTTCTATTTCTCTTAGTGACATCGGATGCGTTGTATAATTTTTTAAAATTGTCTCCACCTTTATCTAATGCATTTGAAGTCGAGCCCATCATACATTTACCAACTATTCTACTACCTAATCGTAAACATGTTTTTGTAACTCGCCAGTTATTTAAAATATTATCGGGTCTTTCCCATTTAC